CAGCCGTGCCGACACGGAGTTCCGTCTCAAGCAAGCGGGTGGCAACGAACATATTGCCGGGCGGCACGATCAGCTTGCGCGGGCGAGCCGCGATGAGCAGACCGCGTTCATCCGTCCAAGCCGCAATCTGAATTACCGCCGCCTCAAGGGAGGTTTCATTCAAATCCGCAGCCGTGGCAGGACGGTTGCTGTTGTAGCCGCCAGACACAAGCGGGTGCGCCGTGCTGAACAGGGTCACGCCGTCACCAGAGTTGTAGCTGGTGAAGCCGTTGTTCAGCGGATAAGCCGCCTTGACCTGTTTCGTGTACGCCATGGAGCGCGCGAGCGCCTTGGTGTAACGAGCAGAGAGACTGTCGTACAGGTTGTCTTCCATCGCCTCTTCGGTGACGGAGAAACCATACGCGATAGTCTCATGCGTATAACGCGCGGTCCAGGCTTCCTGGCCGTTGTCATACGCAATCGCAGCGCCTTCGTTCTTGACGGGGGCAGCAGCGAAGCCAGACAGCTTCACTTCTTCTTCAAAGGAACGCTCCGAGGTTTCGGTCTCGTAGATTTCCTTATGCTCCTCAGCGTACCGCTTGTATTCCAAACCGAACAGAGCGTTCAGACCCGGAAGCAGTTCCTTGAGTAGCTGTGCGCGACTAATTGCCATAGGTCACAGCCTCCTTTACGACGCGGCGGTCCCGGCGGAGCCGGTATTGCCAGTGCGGTGGAAGTGCGTGTTGATACGCACGATGACATCGGTGTACGCATCACCAATGCTGCTGGTCGTGCTGTTGACGAAATCAACAATGCGAACCGGCAGGGTGTTGGTCGTAGCGATGCTGGAGGCGTCGAGCGCAACACCGGAATTGATGTTGGCGCCAGAGTTACCAGCAACCGTCTGGATCAGAGCCGCGTTGCAGCCCAGAGCCGTCTGGCCGAGGCTATCGTCAGCCTGGATCTGGAACAGCGCGTCCGGGTCATCCACGACATAGCCCTGGATGTCCGTGGCAGTGTTGCCAGAGGTGTAGTTCTGACGGAACACCTTCCCGTAGGTCGGGTCGGTGAACGTGCAGCCCACAAACACGCCAACAAAGCCAAAGCCGCCACCCGTAGAGGTGACAGTCGTGGCAGTGGTGGTAGCGTTAAAGCGAGCCAGATAACCACGGGAAGAACCCGTGTTGGTGATGATCACCGGATCGCCATACTGGATGCTCACAGAGTAGCTAGCAGGAATCGCATAAAGGCGAGTCGAACCCGCATACCCTTGACCACCCAGCAGGTTAATCGGGCGAAGCCCATACGGAGCAAGCGTCGAAGCCATCTTCCGTTACCTTTCTAGGATATGGTTGAGGATAAAGGACAAGAGATTATTCCCTTGGCCCACGGCCGAACGTAGTCCGGGATGAGCGTTCTGGTTTCAGAAGGGGCATCCTCGGGTCGTTCTCGCGCATCAAATTGTTGTCCACGCTATCCATCTGCTGCTGCGCCATATTCCCATAGTACGCCGCGCGTTGCTGCGCGATTTCCTCGGGAATCTTACAGAGAAGGAGACCTCCAACCTCGACGTTGCCTTTGAAGCGTCCGTCTTGGTCAGCGTACAGCATAAGCTCAGGATGGTCCTCAGCTTTAACCGGCACATAGCCTTCGCGCATTTGCCTGCTGACGTTGGTGTTGTCCGCATTGTTCATCATAGATGTGCGGACCCAGCGATAGACATATCCTGGCTCTGGCTTAGGATCTGGAAGGATCGAGGGCGGCTTCCATGGAGTCCGGGCTTGGTGATCCCGGGTCTGAAGGTCGCGGGGGGTGCGGTCAGCCATGACCGTAATCCTTCACATACTGAGCAGCATACTGCTCTGGGGTTAAGCCAAAGCGGCGAGCCAGGGATTCCTGGGTTTTAGTCAGACGCAATTTGCTCACAGTCTTTGTTGTCCTGGTGGCAGGAGCAACTACTGTGGATACCCTTGTCGTCGCGTCACTTTCCGACTCGGGTTTCTGGAAATACTCCGAGAACCGCCGCTGAACGCGGTTATTAATCTCATCGAAGTATTTATCGCTACGCGGGTCAATCTTATGCTCCCGAATCAGCATATCGCTGACGGCATAAGCATAACCCGTCATCTCCTTTTCAAGCTCACTGCCACCCTCGAACCAAGGGTTTTGAGACGCCCACTTAACCGCCTTTTGATCTGGGCCGGTTTGCTGCGGGCGCTGAACCTCATACCTCTGCGGCTCAGGGATTGGCGCGGGCTGATAGGAAGAATACCGCTCATGTTCATTGACAAGGCGCTGTAATTTTTCCTGATATTCAATGAACTTCTCAGTGTCGCCGCCCTCAAACGCCTCCTTCATGGCGCGTTTGGTTGCGTCAATCTGAGTTTCCGCACGGTTCTTTGCTTGGTTTACAGCAAACTGCTCATTGCTGCCCGCAAGCTCACGATACCGCCTGTTCTCTTCAGCTAAGCGATTGGCCAACTCAATAGCCTGATCGCGTTCCCGAGCAGCAAGCTCCTTAGCGCGCCGCTCAGAATGCGCCTTGAAGGACACTTCACGAACACGCTGCTTCCATTCTTCGCGGTACTTCGAGATTTCCTCTTCATTAAGAGCAATATCGTCGTCGTTTTCCGTTACTTCTGGAGCAATTGGACGCCCGCGATCATCCTCGGGGGTATCGTCCACAATCTCGATTTCAAATTCGTCGTCGTTGGATTTGCGCGCTTCGCTCATACCCGTGAAATCCCCCTTGGATCTTCCACAACCGCTTCCACCATGTCATCATTGATCAGGCGGAACTCACGGCCATGAATCTTAATCCGTGTGCCACTGTATGCCCGGAAGAGAACCCATTCCCCCTCCTTGCACCAAGCCCCTGTGGGGAACTTCTTCTCGTCCTGGTAGGCCAAGTCACCCGCCTTCAAGACAAACCCAACAACAGTAGCGAGCGCTTCCGTGTTGCGGACCTGTTCCGGCAGATAAATGCCACCGTCAGTCTTTTCCTCAAGCTCTGGGAGAGCAATGAGAAGCTTAAAACCCTTGGGTTCCGGGAGTTGCTTGGCTCCCCGGACCTCTCCATCAGGCATTTTAATATCTACGTTAAGCATTTTAGTCCTCTGCACGCATTCGGGCTGCGCGATGCCCAACACCCGGCGCGGGTGATTAGTCTTGCTCTTTGAGTTTCTCCACCATATCGAGCAATTCCCTCTCAGCTTTCGCTAAACCTTCAATTACCCCCACATGATACTTATAGTCTGCCCAATCAGTAGCGGCTCCAGTCGCAATGTGGTCTGCGTGTTCATTCATAATTGCACGAATTTTAGACCGCAGATATTCAAGCACATTATTCTCGACGAAAGCCATTATTTATTCCTCATAACATCAACGCCGGTCTTAAAGGCGTCAAGCTTTATCCTCGCGTTGTCATAATCGCCCTTTTGGTCGTTTGTCTGACGCTGAGAAGCCGCCTTAATACCGGCATTTACCCCAGCAATACGCTCCTGAGACTGAATCCGCTCAATCTCAATAATCTGCTGCTGGCGGCGCAGTTCAATATCAGCCTGATCCTTGGCCATCTTGCGCTGAACCTCGGCCTGCCGGGTCTGCGCTTCCTGCATCTGGGCCTGGAGAACAGGATCTTCAGCCTTCTTCTGATTCTCCTGTTGCTGAACCTCAGCCTGATCTTTCTGAAGGAGCTTCCCAGCCGCGTCAGACATCAACTGCGACAAGGCAAATTCAATATCCTCGGGCAGTGGCTCCTCTGGCGGGGGCAGTTCAACGCCAAGCTGCTTTTCAATCTCCTTGCGGTATTGGAAAGCAATATGCTCATTGATGTGCGCCATGGCCGCAGCCTGGATTGGACCAGCCTGGGGAGACTGCCCAACCAACTGGAGAATCTTTGGATCTTGCATCGCGGCCATATGCACTTTGATGTGGGCCTCGTGATCCTGGTAGAGAAACGCCTTAACCGGCTTGCCGTTGAGAATATCCATATTCTCCGAAACCGGGTCCATCGGCTTCTTGTCTTTATTGTCCGGGATGATCTTATTCGGATCTTGAATCCCGAGGGTAAGAAGCATCTGCCGGTGCAGTTCCGGCAAGTCATACATCTGAGGCGCCTGTTGAGCCAACTGAAGCGCCGCCTGATACTGAACCACCCGCTGAGACAAAGACGCCGCATTCGGATCGGTGACGGGGATTACATCAATCCTGCCATCATAATCATCCGTGCGGGTGGCACCCATGTCAGTTTCATAGTCATACTCGCCCTGCATATGGGTGCGAATAATATCCACAAGCAAATCAAGCTCTTGCTTCAATGAAGCATGAAGGCGAGCCTGAACCGCAGACATCACCTTCATCGCCCGCTCCATCAGAGCAAGCGTGGTGCCTACGGGAGCATTCTGATTCGCGTCACCGATCTGGAGATCCGCAATAGACGCAAACCGACGACCTTCCTCAACCAAATTCCCAAGCAAGCCAGCAAGAACCTGAGAGGGTTCCTTGTATGGGAGGAAGGTGATGCTATCCTTAATCGCCCCCGAAGGGACATCCACATCCCGGAACTCACCCGGCATCAACGGCGTACTATCGCCCTTAATACGAAGACCACGCGCCTTCAAACCAGCCGGGAGGTTGGAGAGCGTACCGGCATCAACAAGCTGCCGAAGGATCGAGGTGGCAGACTTGGCAATGCCGCCGACCAAATGAATCAACCCAAAAGGGTAGAAACCAAAGCCAGGAATATACCCATACTGGACGAAATGCTGACGCTTCAGTTTGAGGTCGTCGTCTTGTCGCCAGTTCCGATAGACC